ACAAAGTCTTAAAAGGCGATATTCATACGACGTATGTTACACTCAGCGAGAAAAAGAGGGCTATGCTATATTTGAAAATTGTTGCGGATGGGTAGGCGGTACATGGACGACGGGATATTTATCTGAGAGATGTATTGATTGTCCATACTACATTGAACTGGAGGATTGATATTTTTATGAAATACATAGATAAAGGAGAAGCGTGGTTGTACAGATTTGTTGATGGTGAGGTAAAAGAATTTCATGGTCGTATAAGTGCTCCTGAAGAGAAATACCAGTTCTTTTCATCAGTTACTAAGGGCGGTTATATTTTCGAGAGCGATGATGGTTCTTGGAAATGGAATGTCGCTATTAACGAGGGTGTTGTATATCTGAATTCAGCATGGCTGAGAGAACAGGATAAGAAGAAAGCCGTTGAACTATTTCATGAATATAAGAGAGGTAGATTCATAAGGATGTTCTCGAAGCTTCAGAATTATTATACTGATATGTGTATTTTAGAAGACATTCATAACGGACTGGAGGTTTGATATTTTTATGAAAGATGAATTAAAAGAAGGAATTAGATCGTTTCTCAAAGTTAATAACATTGATAATTTGAACGTGGCGGATTTAATAGACGAATATGAATCCGAACAGATATTTACAGAACTCAAGGACGGTAGTTTTGAAATGGTAACAGGTAATACAATTGAAGAGCTTGTGTTGTGGTTACATGAGAAATTGATTAAATAACTTTCAGAAAGGATTGATATTTTTATGGATAGTATAAAGTTGGGAATACAGATTGCCACCTTTGTGATTGGCATCTGTATTTACGGTGCTATTTGGAAATACTTCGCTGATAGACTTAGTGATATGGATGATGATGCTTCGCCTTGTATAGTAGGTTTCTATACGGTTTGGTTTATACTTCATATTATTGGAATTACCACAGCTGTAATTTGGGCTTGGATGTGAAAGGAGATTTATATTTTCAGTACTTATTATAGGAAGAAATAAGACTAGCATAAAAAGATTTTACAGGAGTTGCGGTGAAGTAGGAAATGAACGAATTGAGAAGAGGAAAGAGATGGATAAGGATTTATTTTTAAAATTAAACAGCCTTACTACAGATGAGCTGTGCGAGATTTATTACAATCTGAACGGATTTAGATGGGATGATCGCATCGGAGAAAAACCAGATGGGTTCGATAATTTGCCGACTAGACGATATAAATTGTATCACATTTTTACAAGAAGGACTACAAAAAAAGATTATGTCGAGCCAATGTTTATGATTGTAAAAGACATTCTTCCAGAAGAAGATTATATGCACTGGCTCAACGTAAAGAAGTTGAAAACAATGACTAATGAACAATTTGAGCGATTTTGGAAAGTGCATCAACAAAATTTTCATAATTTGTCAATATGGTAACAAATAAGCTTGATATGGCTATGAAAGTTGTAATTGCATAAGGAAGTAAGAAATTCCAAAATTTATGTTGCTGTTCCTCTACATATGCATCGCCATCTAAATTAATTTGATATCCGTCAAATTCATAATCACCATTTTTATCCGTACCAATATAATGCTGATCAATCAATTTATTACGAATTAGATTTTGGCTATATGGATTCAGCGATGATTCTGGTGTATTGGTTCCTAATAGGGAATCAATTTGTGAATATGTCAGGAATTCGACTTTATGTAATTTTTTAAGAAGTTTATAGGATTTTTTATCTAACAAAGTATCACCTCCGAGGTGATTATACCACAGAAAGGGGTGTGACAATGAACAAATTCCAGTAAATTGAATAGGTTGTATAGAGCAATTTATATCAAGTAGTGAGGTAATTATACCTATGATAATAGTTAACCAGATTCGTAAAGATATAAGGAGGTGATAAAATGAAAGATTGGCAGATTATCGGTAGAGTAACAAGTATTATGGTTTGTGCAATGGTTTATATATTGATCTGGATGTGCACGTTTGAAAATTGGAATGAGTACGCCGAGTCACTTTACGATGATTGGTGTTTGGAGAAAATTCTTTGTATATTTTATCGTATTTGGGTATGGGGACATATTATAGCGGTTGTCGGTGGATTAATAGCTTGGTGTATATGGAGTTGGATTTAATCGCGGGATAATCATGGGCTGTTATGAAAGGAGATGGTGTTGTGGGATATATGAAATATAAGATTCTTATGTGGAAATGTGGGTTCTGGCATAATATGTTCATTTGGGCTTACCGTAAAGGTTGGTTCCAATTGGGGATAAAATGTGCGAGCAGATCCGCTAAGATTGTATGTAATATTGCCAATCATTACAATTTTGAAGAGAGGTCTTGGGTGTGAAACCTGAGACTTTTCTTTTTGTCATATTTTGAAGGAGGTGATACCGGTGAAACGCGGAAGACCACTAAAAGAGATGGCTCGTAGGAAGTCTGTCACATTTCGTTTAAGCGATGACGAGTATGATATGCTGCTAGAGATAAGCAAAAAAGTGGGAAAACCTATATCCGAAATTGCTCGAAAAGGGGTCATTATGTCTGCTGTCGGAGAGTCAGATCTGTATGATTTGCAGCATAATTAGACTTATTTTCCGTATTACAAAAAATGAATTTCCGTATTACAAAAAATCGAAAATGGGTATTTATTGTATTACAAAAAATCAAAAATGAATTATTGTAATACGGAAAATAGGGAATTATTGTATTACAAAAAATAATCTGACGAATTATTGTAATACGGAAATTCGAGTGAAATTGGGTAAAAATCGCTAATTGGGGTTAAAAATGGGCTATTTTAGGTGTAAAAAGGTATTTTTTGTAATACGAAAAATCAAAAATCGCCTATTTTTCGAAAAAATTTATTATTCTTATATTCCCATAAGAGCAGAATTAAACAATTGTTTAAAAAAATTAAAGAAAAGTTTAATTGTAACCTTAAATAAAATATAACACGAAATTTTTTGTTTTTGGAGGTAAACCGTATGAAACAGGCAAAAGATTATTGGACAGCAGTGTTTGAGCACTATGCAAGTCATTATCCGAATTATGCAGAACGTACAGTAGATTGGTATCCGAGTGGACAGATGGAAATCACGGTAAGATTAGATGACCGTACATACTGGGCGTTTGATATGATCGGTGAACGATTAAGACCGTTAGGTAGGAATGCAGATAATTCTGAAGCTATTGATATTTCTGAACAGGATTATAGAGAACGGTTGGCCATGAATATACGGAAGAAAATTTATAACATGGCATGGAATCAAGAAGAACTAGCTAATAGGAGTGGTATATCAATAATTACTATTAACAAATATGTAAATGCCAAAGCTACTCCGAGTGCATACAATGTTGATAGAATTGCACGAGCTTTACAGTGCAGCACCTTAGAGTTGACGAAGTAATTGATATTTTCAGATCGGTAGCTTGTAGTCGCGGATTCTGGAAAGAGAGGTATAGTCCAATGGATCAAGAAGAATGGCATCATAGTAAGGAATGGCCGAGATACGATATTAGTAACAAAGGAAATATTCGTAACCATGAAACGGGTAAACTGATGAAGACCTATATTTCGGATAGAGGCTATGAACGAGTGAGTCTTGTGAAAGAAGGCAAACAGTATACTCGTAATGTTGGAACACTTGTCGGTAATGAGTTTGTAGATGGATATTCTGAAGGTATGGTCATTTCTCATAAAAGAGATAAAAGTCAATCTGAAGCTGATAATTTGGAATGGAAAACGATTAGTGATATTCGATCGGAGAGCAATAGTCTGAGAAAAAAAATAAGATGTATAGAAACCGGCGAAGAGTACAACTCGATAAAAGAGTGCTCCGAAGTGATGAACATAAGTCGAACATGTATCAGCCGATGTATAAACAGAAGATCATTCCATACAAGAGATGGATTCAGTTTTGAATTGACAGATTGATATTTTGGAAAGGGTGCTAAATAAACAAGCACTCTTTTTTTTGCCATTTATCCTAAAATAACAGCCCTATAATGAGCGTCTGTAAAACATAGCCTGTTATGAGGAAAGGGTTCAATGTCTCCCGTTTTAGTAACTGAAAATACAATTTTCGAACACAAATAAGAAACGGTTTGCAGACATGCTCTTTTCTCTCTGATTTATATTTTCGGACCTTTAGCTCAGTGGTAGAGCAGTCGCCTCATAAGCGATAGGTCGTAGGTTCGATACCTACAAGGTCCATATATAAAGAAAGGGTGGTTACATGTTAGAGAGTAAATTTCAGTCACAGCTTATTCGTAAAATCAAAAACGAATTCCCAGGTTGTATGGTACTGAAAAACGATCCGACATATTTACAGGGTGTTCCGGATCTAACAGTTTTCTGCGGAAACAAGTGGGCTGCATTAGAAGTTAAGAAAAGCAAAAACGCGAGTCATCGACCAAATCAGAACTACTATGTAGACAAGATGAATCGAATGTCATATGCAACATTTGTATATCCAGAAAATGAAAAAGAAGTTTTGGCAGAGCTTCATAAGAAATTCAAAGTATAAGGAGGACACTACATTGATATTTGAAAAGCATCCAGAGCTAAGAGGTAAACATGCTACACTTGCTCCAAGTCAGCCATATTGGTTGAGATACGATAATGAACAGTTGTATCAAAAATATGTGAGTAGCTATGCTCAGTCTATGGGAACATCGTTACATGAATTAGCTGAGACATTGATAGCTAATGGACTGAAGCTGAAAAAAAATGATGAACTTACCGTGTTATCCCATCTACTTGGTGACGGTATTCCGAGAAACGTTATTGACATGGATCGAATTTACGGAAATCTTCGTAATTATGTAAATGACGGAATTGGGTATAAGCTGACACCAGAGCAGATCTTATATTATTCCCCGTACTGTTTCGGTACAGCGGATGCTATTTCTTTTAGAAATAACTTTTTGAGAATTCATGATTTGAAGACTGGAACTCAGCCAGCGAAAATGGAGCAGCTATTAGTATATGCAGCTCTTTTTTGTTTGGAATATAAAATCAAACCAGGCGATATCGATGTAGAGCTTCGAATTTACCAAAATGAAGAAATCATTCATGATGAGCCAACAGCAGAAGATATTTTACCGGTTATGGATTGTATAGTTCAACACAGCAGAATGATGGAACAAATTCATGAGGGAGAATTGCGATGAATCCTATAGCAGAAGAAATAATGTCCTACTATGGACGTAAAGATGCCATTGATATTTCACAAGATGTAGTAGAACATTCTTCAAGTAAAGTGGCGGAAGAGATTTCAGAATATTATGGCATATCTGATACTCTTGGAGAAGAACTAGAACATTACGGAATGCCGCGTCGAAGCGGTCGATATCCGTACGGCAGTGGAGAAAACCCTTATCAGCACGGAAGCGATTTTCTCGCACGTATTAAGGAAAAGAAAGATTCCAATTTTAGCTGGACTGATCCGAAGACAGGCGAAAAATATACTGGTGAGAAAGCTATATATAAAGAAATGGGACTTACTTCTTCAGAATATCGCAGGCAGGTGTCATGGGCTAATTACGAAAAGCGTTTGGATCAGGTTCAGACTGCAAAGAGTCTTAAATCAGATGGTCTGGGTGCTACCGAGATCGGACGAAAAATGGGACTGCCTGAATCGACGGTACGATCTCTGTTAAATCCATCTTCTGAAGATAGAATGAACCAGGTTATGGATACTGTAAATTTTCTGAGGGATCAGGTTATCGAAAAAGGTATGATCGACGTTGGTGCCGGTGTTGAACAGGAACTTGGAATTTCGAGAACAAGACTTGACACGGCTCTTGATTATTTAGAGAAAGCCGAAGGATGTCCTATTTATGGCGGTGGTATTCCACAACCAACAAATGCTAATCAGCAGACCAATCAGAAAGTACTTTGTCTTCCTGGGACTAAGAACAACGAAATATATGATTACACAAAAGTAAAGACAATTACCGATTATACATCTAATGACGATGGACAAACGTATCATCGCAAATTTACATATCCTGAATCACTTGATTCTAAGAGATTACAGATCAGATATGCAGAAGATGTAGGACCAGATGGAGCACACGGTATTGATAAGGACGGTATTATTGAGCTTCGAAGAGGAGTTCAGGATTTGTCACTTGGAAATTCCAAATATGCACAGGTTCGTATTATGGTTGACGGTACTCATTATCTGAAAGGCATGGCTGTATATTCTGACAACATGCCTGACGGTGTTGATGTAGTATTTAATACTAATAAGAAAAAGGGAACTCCGCAAGGTGATGTTCTCAAGAAGATAAAAGCTGATCCTGAAAATCCATTTGGATCCTTAATCAAAGATGCTGATCAGGGTGGACAATATTGGTACACAGACGAAAAGACCGGAAAACAGAAGCTTGGACTTATTAATAAAAGAGCCGACGAAGGCGATTGGACTGAATGGGCTAATGCCTTACCTTCACAGTTTCTGAGTAAACAGTCTGTTACAATGGCAAAGAAACAGTTGGGACTCGCTAAAGCAGACAGAGTAGCAGAGTATGATGAAATATGCAGTCTGCAGAACCCTACGATAAAAAAACATTTGCTTGAGAAATTTGCAGACAGTTGCGATTCTGCAGCTGTTCATCTGAAAGCAGCAGCTCTTCCTGGTCAGAGATATCATGTTATTATTCCAGTGAACACACTGAAAGATAATGAGATATATGCCCCAAATTATGAGAATGGAACACAGCTAGCTCTTATTAGATATCCACATGGTGGTATATTTGAAATACCAATCCTTACAGTAAACAATAAGAACAAACTTGGAAAGAGTATTATTTCACCAGAAAGTGTAGATGCTGTTGGAATTAATCATAAGATTGCCGATCAGTTGTCAGGAGCCGATTTCGATGGTGATACTGTAATGTGTATTCCAACCAATGATGCTGCTGGTAAGGTTAAAATTAAGAACAAGCGTCCATTGAAAGGTCTTGAGGGCTTTGATCCCAAAGTATCCTATGGCGGAACAAAAACTGTAGACTCAAAGGGTGTAGAACATTACACTCGTGACGGTCATGAGTATCCGATCATGAAAGATACTCAGAAACAAATGGGTGTTATTTCTAATCTCATTACTGATATGACACTCGGTGGAGCATCTGAAGAAAAATTAGCTCGTGCAGTAAGACATAGTATGGTTGTTATTGATGCAGAGAAACATCATTTGGATTATAAAGCTAGTGAAGTTGAAAATAATATTTCGGCTTTAAAAGCTGAGTTCCAAAGATCAGTAGATGCCGACGGCAATATTAAGATCGGTGGTGCATCTACTTTATTATCCCGTGCAAAAGGAGAAACATCGGTCAATAAACGCCAGGGTTCACCCCATGTTAATATTCCAGGTGCTAAAGATTATGATCCTACCAAACCAGATGGTGCAAAAATATGGAAGACTGCAGATAATTTATATTATGCAGATAAAGGGAAAAATAAAAAGACCGGTATGGTGGAAATAACAACTACTGATGGTAAGAAGATAAAATATGATCCCAAGGATAAAGAAGCATCAAAGCGATATTATCCAGTAGAGCATATTAATCCAGATACAGGGGAGGTTTCATTTACTGACAGTACTGGTACTATACAGTATAAAGTGAAGAAACGCACCCAGCCAAGTACAAAGATGGCCGAGACGGACGATGCTATGTCCTTGGTATCCTCCAAGAGGCACCCCATGGAGCTGGTATACGCGGAGTATGCTAACGATATGAAAAACATGGCTAATAAAGCACGTCTTGAGATAGCATCCACCCAGGCTATATCTTATAACACCGCCTCCCGTAAGAAGTACCAGGTGGAAGTAGACTCTCTGGATACTAAACTTAAAGAGGCTAAGCGTAACCAACCTAAAGAGAGAGAGGCTATGCGTAGGGCTAATGCTGAGATACAGGAGAAGACAAGTACCAACCCTGATATGAAAAAGGAAGACCTGCGTAAGCTTAGACAGCGTTCAATATCTAAGTATAGAAGCGAAGTAGGAGCAGTCAAGAGAAGCGAGCGTAACATAGAGATTACAGACAAGGAATGGGAGGCTATTCAAGCTGGAGCCATAAGTGATAGTAAGCTTAAGCAAATCCTAAACAACACAGACATCGATGCTCTCAGACAAAGAGCTATGCCTAAAGCTGTTACATCTCCAAGTAAAGCTCAGGTTGCAAGGATTAAAGCTTTGTCAGCTTCTAACTACACATTGAAAGAGATTGCTCAAAAGACTGGCTTCTCAACATCTACAATTAGCAAGTATCTTAAAGGAAAGGAAGTGATTTAAGATGGCAAACGAAACCATTACAGAAACACATGTTGCTCTAACAACATTTGACAATCCGTTTGATCCATTAGATGACTTCGATTCCTGGTTCAATTACGACATTGAGAAAGGTTACAATACTTGTGGTTACTTAGATCGAGTTTCACATTACGTTGATGGAATGACTGAGAAAGAGAAAGCAGAAGAACTTGAAAGAGCAATTGATGAAATCATTCAGTTCAATCCTTTAAACCTTTACAAGAAAGTTAAAAGAACTTACAAAGTTGCTGTTTAAGTTCAAGCTTTAATAAAAGAATGTTCGATTACTGATTAAAGAATTACTTGGTTCGTAATAATCAGTAACAAAGTCAATTATCTTATTAGATGTGTAAACATAACGTTAAATAAAATAATATACTGGATAAAGATACCACAAATGACCGAAAAAAAAAGATAAAAACGATGGAAAATATAGAGAAATATAGGTCTTATTTACCTATAGAGTATGGATACCATTCAAATGGGGGTAGGGGGGTACTCTAAAATTGCCACCCCCCCCCTTGCATCGCGGCGGTCTTGATATTTTCCCCGGCGGGAGATTTGGGTAAAACAGCATTGATATTTTCTGTTCTTCAGATAGGGGAGGTACTGAATTTATGGAGCTTATTATAACCTTGGTTATTACTCTAGCAGTAGTTTTAGGCATTTCTGCCTGCTTTGAATCAATCGGTCCGGATGATGATTAAATATTTGCAGCTGAGATCTGTTCTTCCAACAATTAAAGGAGAGCAGATCTTTTTTATTCATATACAACATTTAATAGAGCCAGTGAAAATATAACAGTACAGTTAAAAAGTACACCACCCAAATCTGCCATTGGATTACACAATATCTCAATACTCATACTTTTTTCGTAACTCCTTTCGTATGAGACATACAGTAATTTCCTCACTGGCTCTATTAAATGTTGTAAAAAGTCTATTACAACTTAGGAAGAGGTGACTAAAACCATGGCGAAAAGCAGTACAACAGCTATGAATCCTGTACGAAAGTCACGGAAAGCTATGGATCCAGATGCAAGAGAACAGCAGATGATAGCTCTGGCTGTAGATCTTGCAGAGAAACAGCTTCGTGAAGGTACAGCATCATCTCAGGTTATTACACATTTCTTAAAGCTCGGAACATCAAGAGCAGAACTCGAAAAGGAAAAATTAAAGAAAGAAAATAAAATGCTGGAAGCGAAGACTGATATGTATCAATCATCCAAAGAGAGTGAGAAAAAATACGAAGAGGTTCTTAAGGCATTCCGTGATTATTCGGGAAAAGGTGAAGAGGATGAATACGACGTATATTAAGTCCTACTCTGAATTAATCCGGATTCCTACATTTCTTGAACGCTATCGATATTTGAAGCTTGATGGAAGAGTATGCAATGAGACGTTTGGATGTAATAGAATTCTCAATCAGATATTATACCGTTCCTCAGAGTGGCGAAGATTCAGAAGAGATATGATCGTTCGAGACAATGCTTGTGATCTTGCATGTGACGGGTACGACGTTGCTGATGGCAGTTCAATAATTCTTCACCATATCAATCCGATTACTGTAGAAGATGTGAAAGACCGTAATCCTATGATTTTCGACCCGGAAAATGTCGTCTGTACGATTCTCAATACACACAATGCTATTCACTATGGTGATGAAAACATTCTCATGACAGATCCCCTTATAAGAACTCCAAACGATACTTGCCCTTGGAAACGATAAGAGAGGGCGGAAAGGAAAACATTTATGGAAGAATTATCTATTCTTAGTGACGTAAAGAAAGCTATCGGTCTGATGCCTGAGTACGATGCTTTTGATCAGACACTCATCATGCATATCAATTCGGTATTTATGATCTTAGCTCAGATGGGTGTCGGCGACAAGAAAGGATTCAGACTTACCACTGGAGAAGAAATGTGGACTAATTTCTTACCGGAAGATTATGAGAACTTTGAGTCTATCAAATCGTACATAGCTCTAAAAGTCCGGCTTCTGTTTGATCCACCATCAAGTTCAGTTCATAAGCAGGCTATTGATGACTTGATCAAAGAGCTGGAGTGGCGACTGAATTTCGAAGCAGAATCAAAATGATTTAGGAAGAAGGTGAGAATGAATGGAGTATGTAATTATACGAAACGACATTGATGAACTTTATCATCATGGAGTCAAAGGTATGAAATGGGGTGTCCGTAGATACCAGAATAAAGACGGAAGTCTTACAACTGCCGGTGAAAAACGGTACGCAAGAGATGCGAGAGAAAAAGAGTTTACTAAATATGATTCGTCAACCGGTCAATACTATAAGCAATCGAAAAAAAATGGGCGAAGCGACTTAGCATTTGATGCAAAACGATATGCTAAAGAGGATACAGAGCGTGCAAAACGTTTAATCGATTCGAGTAAAAATATAACGAATGATGTAAAACGTAGTATTGACACATCTAACAGAAATCGTAAAGTTCCAAAGATGGATCTTAGTAATATGACTGATCAGCAGATGAGAGAGCAAATTAATCGAGCTATCCTAGAACAGCAGTATAATAATATGTTTAACCCGAAGAGAGAGTCGAAAGGTAGAGAGTATGTTAGTCATATACTTGATTCTGCTGGAAACGTATTGGCTATCACTAGTTCTGCCTTAGGTATCGCTTTAGCTATTAAAGAACTTAGAGGGTGATCAATTATGAACGAGATATATCATCATGGTATCAAGGGGCAGAAATGGGGAGTTAGACGTTATCAGTTTGCAGATGGATCACTTACACCGGCGGGAGAAAAACGATATTATATAAATCAGAATAGTAATAAGGTAAGTCGCCTCTCTTCTTTAGCGAGTATGAAAGTTAAAGATATTGCCAACAATGCACGCACTCAAATTACCGGTAAGCAATATGTTGATTCTTGCTTGAAAAAAGGAACCACTTTCTCACGAATTCAGACAAGTAAAGACTTCGAGAACTTTGCTTTCTACGCTACTTATCTGAAAACAGATTCCGACAAGTATATGGGACTGTTCGGAAAGAATTTGACGAGTCGTGCAAAAGCAGCAGCGAAACAGGCCGAAAAACAAGCTAACGCTTCTGGTAGTAAAACAGATGCAGATAAAGCGAAAGAATTACGTTCTGCCAGTAACAATATGAAAGTATATCAGTTGAAAATAAGTGCTACTGATAAGCTGAAAGTGCCGTCAGATGAGAATGCTGGATTTATTACTGCAAACCTACTGAAAGATAAATCGTTTAAGAAAAATGTAGAAGCTTCTTTAGCTGATTCTAAAGAGAAGATGAGACGTCCTGCACAACAGATATTGTTTAAACAAGCTGAAAACGCTTTGAAAAAGGATCCTAATACAATGAAGAAAAGTGAAAAAGTGGCCGTATATAAGGCTTTTAATTTATCTCTTACAAATCATAATACCCAGGAGGTCGCTGCTCAAAATCGTTTCTATTCGGAATTGAAAAAGAAAGGCTATAACGCATTACTTGATTATAATGATAAAGAATACTCTAGCTATCATGCAAAACGACCAATGATAATTTTTGATACAGATTCCGTTAAGCTACAGGCTGTAACTCAAACGAACCCCAAAATTGTAGATAAAATGTACAGGAAATACAACTCCGAACGTATCGCTAAAGAAAGTATAGCAAGTACAATCGGAGTATTAGGTAAGATAGGTAATAAAACTATTTCAGAGTGTAATACATATGTACGCCGGAAAATGTCTGATTATCTAAGTTAATCATTAATAACCCTATAGGCGATATTCCCATCTACTGTAACTAAATATTCTATTGGAGTATTTATAGAATCCAGTGTATCAACAAGACCTGTTCGGTTATCAGTATCTTTTATTGCGGAATACGATTTTACAATTTCATCAAGAACAGCACCTAATTCAGAAGTGTCTAATTTTTTTCTGAAAATGCTAGTGTATTCACTGTTTCGACCAATCAGCCTGCTGAATTCAGCAAGTATACGATTATCACATTTACCTATATATCCAGCGACAGATTGCTTCACATTATCTATATAAGCAGGATCATAATTCTCAGAGTAATACACTTCGAGGACATTAGCCATGGTAAGTAATTGAGTAGCCATCTCAAGACTATCTTTGATTTTCATAGAATCAGAAACAATCTTTTCAAATTCGGAATAATTCTTAGTATCACTCTGCACTGTCTTAGATAAATCAGTTATGTAAAACTCAATGTCTTTCATAGCGATTTTTTTTGAGTCTTGTAAGCCAACCAATACAGATAATCTCTGACTATCATGTTTCATGATACTACTGTAATTTTTATATGCCTCATTCACGAATGAAATTTCAGCAAGTAATTCAGCACTCTTTTCGCCGTAAAGAAACCCTAATATTTGATCAATTTTAAGGTTAATCATATCCAAATTATTGTAAATATTTTTCAGATAATATTGACCAGTAGCAAAAGACATTAAAGAGAAACTCGTACTCACTACAGCAAGAAACTGTGCGTCGAATAGTGATGCTGTTCCTGCAATACGTCCACTTGCGTTTACTACAGTACTTGATACACCTCCTTGACCTAATTTCATTAAAGTATGTGGAAGACCTTCAGGAAATCTAACAATATACGCATTCGCGAGTGCTGCTGAATCTATGGCATTAATAACCTGAGACTGCAAAAGCCCCATTTGTGATTTTCCCAATTTAGATATAGGAAAATTTGTGTATTTCCCTGGGGTAATTGCAGCTAAATCACAAGGTTCTATTTCAAAATTATTTTGTTTTGCTATTTCTGGAAAATTAATAATATTTGAATCAAGCTCGTTCATGATGCGATACCTCCTTGTATATCAAGTATATCACAACACTAAGTACAATACAATACAAATCATTTCATTACGAAAGTAGGTGACAAACTATGGCGTTGAGCAATACAGCGACTCCTAAGTACTATGGGCTGTTTCGAGACGCTGTAATGAGTGGAAAGATTCCTATTTGCAAAGAAGTAGAACTTGAGATGTATCGGATTGATGCCCTGATTGATAATCCGGGTTATTGGTATGACAATCGGGCGGTAGAGGGATTTATCCATTTTTGTGAGAATGAGATGACCTTAACTGACGGTGAAGATCTACATTTGCTTGATTCATTCAAACTCTGGGCGGAAGAGATTTTTGGATGGTATTACTATAAAGAGCGAAGCGTATATGATCCAGAGCTTGGGCGGTATGTTCAGAAAACTATCAAGAAACGTCTGATCAATAAGCAATACTTGATTGTAGCCAGAGGTGCTGCGAAGTCTATGTATGCGGCATGTATTCAGAGTTATTTCTTGAATATTGACACTTCTACAACTCATCAGATTACAACAGCACCTACAATGAAACAGTCGGAAGAGGTACTGTCACCAATTCGTACAGCAATCACCAGAGCAAGAGGTCCGCTCTTTGATTTCCTTACAGAGGGATCTTTACAGAATACAACAGGATCAAAGGCAAATCGTCAAAAACTCGCATCAACCAAGAAAGGTATTGAGAATTTTCTTACAGGATCTCTGTTGGAGATCAGACCTATGAGTATTGATAAGTTGCAGGGTCTGAACAGCAGAATCAACACCGTTGACGAGTGGCTATCTGGTGATGTGCGAGAAGATGTTATTGGTGCGTTGGAACAGGGTGCTTCCAAAAACGATGACTATCTGATTGTCGCTATCAGTTCCGAAGGTACCGTTCGAAATGGTAGTGGTGATACAGTCAAAATGGAATTGGCTAAGATACTTAAGAATGAGTATCGAAATGACCATGTATCGATATGGTGGTACAAGCTAGATTCAATTGATGAAGTAGGACAACCCGACAAATGGTTAAAAGCAAATCCTAATTTAGGATTTACAGTTACATACGAAACTTATCAGTTGGATGTCGAAAGAGCAGAACAGAATCCCGCAGTCCGAAATGATATTTTGGCGAAGCGATTCGGAATCCCACTTGAAGGATACACTTATTATTTCACTTACGAAGAGACACTCATACACCGACGACGTAACTTTTGGCAGATGCCTTGTTCTCTCGGTGCTGACTTATCACAAGGTGATGACTTCTGTAGTTTTACTTTTCTATTTCCGTTGGGTGATGATACATTCGGTATTAAAACCCGTAATTACATTTCTTCAAGAACTCTAAAGAAATTACCAGGAGCAATGAGAACAAAATATGAAGACTTCCTTAAAGAGGGAAGTCTTATTGTGTTGGAAGGAACTGTGCTTGATATAGATCAAGTCTATGAGGATCTGGACCAATACATTATTGATAGCGAATACGATGTGCGATGCTTCGGCTACGACCCATACGGTGCTAAGGAATTTGTAGCCAGGTATGAACTTGAAAATTCGCCATATGGAATAGTGAAAGTTCCTCAGGGTTCAAAAACAGAATCTATACCTTTAGGAGAATTGAAGAAATTCTCAGAAGACAGGCGATTACTTTTTGATGAAAAGATCATGTCGTTTGCCATGGGTAACTGTATCACTATGGAAGACAGTAACGGAAATAGAAAATTATACAAGCGTAAACGCGAGCACAAGATAGATTGTGTTGCGGCTATGATGGACGCTTATGTGGCTTGGAAAGCTAATAAAGATTCTTTTGATTAGGAGATGAAATATTATGAAATATGTAATTATACGAAACGATACTGATGAACTCTATCACCATGGAGTCAAAGGTATGAAATGGGGGCGTAGAAAAGCACAGTATACAAGTAGTACTTCCTCTAAATTCTCAACAGGGCATAATAAAATTGCAAGTATGCTAGGAAATAATGGGAAAAAGCAAGTGTCAGATAGCTATAAACGTGTCCAGATCACGAAGTCAAATTATAAACAGGCTAAGAAAGATTTTAATAAGTCATATAACAATGCCTATAGATATTCACAGGCACATCTCATCGGTCAATATACAAATAAAAAGAAAAAAGAGGAGTCTGATCGTAAATGGGGTGATACATATGATAAAGCAGTTGCGTTAAATAAAGCACAGAAGACTTATAAAACAGCTAAAAAAGAAAATAAACAGAAAATAAAAGAGACATACAAGAATCTCAATAAGCAGGCATCCACCAAAGATAAGATTATTTATAACAATGCCACTAGAAAGAAGGCCGCCAAATATATTGTAAATAATAATATGACTGTAAAAGAGGCCACTGCAAAATCTAAAAAAGATGCATGGCGAAATACAGCAGTCATTATGGGGGCATACGGTGGTCTTAGCGTAGCTGCTCTTTATAAGATGAACCATTAGAAAAAGGACGATACTATGAATTATGTAATTAAAGATGCTTATAAAAACAGGAAATAATATTTGGGAGGAAAAATCAAAATGGGATTTTTTGATGTATTAAGACATAGTTGGGATGTCTTTAGAAACAGAGAACCTACATATTATAATGGAGAATACTCTTCGACATATCGCCCGGATCGAAAACGGTTGTCTGGTGGTAATGAGAAAACCATTGTTACTTCTATATTTAATAGAATCGCTGTGGATGTTTCTTCAATAGACATCAAGCACTGTCGAGTTGATAACAACGGACGATTTGTAGAGTACATTGATTCTGGATTAAATAACTGTCTTAATCTCGAAGCGAACAAAGACCAGACAGGACGAGCTTTCCTGCAAGATGTAGTTATGAGTCTGCTGGATGAGGGTTCTGTGGCGTTGGTTCCGGTTGATACGAGCTTTGATCCGAACAAGACCAATTCTTACGATATTCTGACAATGCGAACTGGAAAGATCTTTGAATGGAGTCCGGATCATGTAAGAGTCAGAATCTACAACGACCGTACGGGGCGGCAGGAAGACATTACTGTTCCTAAAAGTACTGTCGGAATTGTTGAGAGCCCGCTATATGCAGTAATCAATGATAAGAATTCTACCATGGCTCGTCTGTTGAGAAAATTGTCGTTGCTAGATGCCGTTGACGAGGCTACCGGATCAGGAAAACTTGATATGGTGATCCAGTTGCCGTACACGGTTCGTTCCGAAGCTCGTAAGAAAGAGGCTGCCAAGAGAATTCAAAGTATCGAGGAACAGTTAAAAGGTCCTTACGGCATTGCATACGTTGATGGCACCGAGAAAATTATTCAGCTTAATCGTCCTGTAGAAAACAATCTTATGAAACAGATTGAGTACCTGCAGAACCTATTGTATAGCCAGTTAGGAATTACGCAGGAAGTTATGAACGGCACCGCGGACGAGAAGACGATGCTCAATTACAACAATCGTACTGTTGAGCCAATTTTGTCTGCGATAGTTGATGAGATGAAACGTAAGTTTCTCACAAAGACTGCACGGTCCCAGCTACAGACAATCATGTTCTTCAGGGATCCGTTCAAGCTAGTTCCGGTTAATGACATTGCGGAGATTGCAGACAAGTTTACAAGAAACGAAATTATGACAAGTAATGAAATCCGACAGCTCATTGGTATGAAACCATCCGATGATCCTAAGGCGGACAAGCTTGTTAACAGTAATCTCAATCAGCCAGAATCTGCTACGGAGGATTTACAGACAGAACCCCAAACAGGAGAAGACCCAGAAAACACAGGTGAATCGCAATTTGTAGGTGATACACCAATATCCAGTATACCAGAACTTGAAGAATAACACTGATCTATTCTCATGAGCTTTTTCAATTTTATAGACAATAAGAGAAAAATCCATACTGTCCATACTTTGGGCGAAGTCTCAGATGGATTCGAGGATAGCAATAAATTGTAACTTTTAAACCTATTATTCAGATGGAATTAGGAGGCAAATTCAAAATGAGTAAGACACATTACGATTGCTCCGGCTATGCAACTAAAGCTGATATGCGTTGCTCAGACGGAAGAACTATCAGAAAAAATGCCTTCGAAGAATGTGATGGAAAAAGAGTTCCGCTAGTGTGGAATCACGAACATAACAATCCTGATGCTGTGCTTGGACACGCGATTCTTGAAAACAGACCTGACGGAGTATACGCATACCTGTCGTTCAATGATACGGACGCTGGTCAGAATTGTAAGACACTTGTTCAGCATGGTGACATCGATCGACTTTCTATTTGGGCCAACAAGCTTAAACAGGTAGGAGGAGATGTGATTCACGGAGTTATTCGTGAGGTAAGTCTTGTACTTGCCGGAGCCAATCCTGGAGCAATAATTGATTCTGTAATGGCACATGGTGAAAGTTCCGACGAAGAAGCATTTATTCGTTCAGGAGAATTTATCGTTATTGACGATATGACACATTCAGACAAGGAAAAGGAAGAGAAAGAGAAAGGAGACATTAAAGTGGAAGAGAACAATAAAAAGCAGCCCACATCATCAAATGAAAAAACTATTAAAGAAATTTTTGATGATATGACAGAAGAACAGAAAGCAGTGGTATACGCATTAATTGGAAATGCTCTTGAAGAAGCAGGTGTAAAGCCAGATGAAAAGAAAAAGGAAGTAAAACATGCGGACTCCGATGAAGGAGACGATGCGGCCGATGAAGATGAAACAGTAGCTGATGTATATGAAACGCTTACGGACAAGCAGAAAAAAGTAGTGCAGTTCCTGATCGGACAGGCTCTTGCTGATGCTGGAGTATCCGACGAAGCTGACGAAGAAGAGGATCAGGAAGTAGAACATTCATATGAAGAAGGAGAGAACAATATGAAACATAACATTTTTGATAGCGAAACAAACGTTCAGGATCAGGAAACACTTTCCCATTCTGATATGGAAGAAATTGTAAAGGATGCAAGACGTCTTGGCAGCATGAAAGAAGCGTTCCTGGCTCATGGTATCACAGATATCGGATTTATGTTCCCGGATGCTAAGGTGGTTGATGGAACACCTGGTTTCATCAAGAGAGATGATACATGGGTACAGGAAGTAATGAAGACTGTACATAAGACACCGTTTGCAAGAGTAAAATCTATCTTTGCAGACCTTACAGAAGATGATGCCCGTGCTAAAGGTTACATCAAAGGTAATCAGAAGGCTGAAGAAGTATTCAAAATGCTTAAGCGTGAAACTACACCTACTACCATCTACAAGAAACAGAAGCTGGATCGCGATGATGTTCTTGATATCACAGAACTGGATGTTATCGCTTGGTTAAAACAGGAAATGCGTTTCATGCTGGATGAGGAAATGGCTCGTGCTATTCTCGTTGGTGATGGACGCAATAGTTCTTCTAATGACAAGATCAATGAGCAGAACATCAGACCAATTTGGACAGATGACGATGTTTATACTGTAAAATATGCCATCAATATTACAAAGGGCACAACATCCGATGAGAAAGCAAAGGCATTTGTCCGTGGATGCAAGAAGTCCAGAAAAGATTACAAGGGATCCGGAAATCCGGTAATGTTCATGCCTGAAGATCTGCTTACAGATTGCCTGCTTCTTGAAGATAATAATGGAAGAGTTATCTATGACACAATGGAGAAACTTGCTACAGCCCTTCGCGTATCCAAGATTATTCCGGTACCGGTTATGGAAAATCTGTCCAGAGTAAAAGGGGCTGATACACATTACCTTGGAGGTCTGTATGTAAATCTTAATGATTACAACGTTGGTGCTGATAAAGGTGGAGAAGTAACCATGTTCGATGATTTCGATATTGATTTCAATGCAATGAAATATCTGATGGAGACTCGTGCATCAGGAGCAATGATCAAGCCATATGCTGCAGTTGCTATTGAGTTTGTTGGTAAAACAGCTGAAATGACAGAAGCAGCATAATTTTTTATAGGAGGGTTAGTTATGTCTAAGTGGTGCGGGAAAATAGGTATTGCGGAAAAAGAGGTAGAGCTAGAACCGGGATATTACGATGACTCTATCGTAGAGTATATAACCCAGGGAGACATACTAACAACCAATTGGAAACGACAAGTTTCTACAGAAAGAGTCGGTGATGATATTAATCTTTCGAATCAGATTAGTATTCTTGCCGACTCTTATCTTTTGTATCATTATTCATCAATTTTATATGTCGAGATTATGGGAACACGTTGGAAAGTGACCGATGTTAAGGTCGAACATCCAAGACTAATTCTTACAGTAGGAGGGGTATACCATGGGAACGCGAGTGGAACTTCAGAGTAAATTGGAAGAGCTACTAGGATCTAAGGAAGTATATTACAACCGACCTGAAGACAGATTGATGAAGTATCCGGCAATTGTTTATTCAAAGATAAAACCGAGAACAGCACATGCCGGAAATTCTATTTATAAAATTGATTCTCAGTATGAACTGACGGTTATATCTAACAGACCAGATAACCCAGTCTTGGATAAGTTGATACAGTTTCCATACTGTGTAATGGATCGATCGTATAAAGCAGATAACCTCTACCATAACACATTTACATTGTATTACTGATCAAGGAGGAAAAATATTATGACAGCACTTAAATGGGATCAGACTGGCGAAAAATTATATGAAACTGGTGTTGACAAGTGTGCATTATATCCGATAGAGACAAATGGTAGCTACGGAACAGGAGTAGCTTGGAACGGTATTACTGCCATTAATGAGAGTCCATCCGGAGCAGAAGCTACAGCATTATATGCCAACAACCGTAAATATCTTAACTTATTATCCAATGAGGAATTTGCAGCAACTATAGAATCCTATATGTATCCTGATGAATTCGAGGAATGCAATGGACTTAAAGAAGTGGCTCCAGGAGTTACTATCGGACAGCAGAAACGTAAAGGCTTTGGTCTGGCATACCGATCTCTTATCGGAAACGATGTAGACGGAAACGATTATGGTTACAAAATCCATATCGTATACGGATGCCTGGCTGCACCTTCTGAAGATGGACATTCAACAGTCAATGATAGTCCTGAAGCTACAACTATGTCTTGGTCTGTATCTACAACACCAATAGAAGTTGAAAATGCTAAACCGACAGCTACAATTACTATCGATTCCACCAAAGCTGATAAAGAAAAGCTTAAGAAATTGGAAGCAAAATTGTGGGGATCAGAAAATGAGGAACCTACATTACCGCTCCCTAGTGAGATTGTTTCTATGATGGGTGAGATATCAAAATAAAGCAGCATAAAATCAAAATGGAATTTAGAGACCCTACTGTGAAAGGTGGGGTCTTTATTTATGAAAGGAGAACCGACTTATGTTAAAGAAAACTATTAATTACACAGATTACAACGGGATGGAAAGAAAAGAAGACTTTTATTTTAATCTCAATAAGGCAGAAGTTGCAGAAATGGAGCTTAGTACAGAAGGTGGACTTGCTGAAATGATTCAGAAAATTGTTTCATCCAAAGATACACCGTCTATTGTAAAGATTTTCAAAGATCTCATACTGAAAGCATATGGTGAGAAGACTCCAGATGGAAAAAGATTTGTAAAAAGTAAAGAACTCAGTGATGCGTTTGCACAGACAGAAGCATATTCAGAATTGTTTATGGAACTTGCTACAGATGCTGAAACAGCTTCAGCCTTTGTCAACGGTATCATGCCTACTGATTTCGGTGTATCAAATACTCCGGCAATCGCTGGTTGATAGTGTTCAGGAATGAGGTGCTTATATGCTCCAGATAACCATTCCAGAAACAGAATTGTACGACGATAAAGTTGGGGAGTTCATATATACGAAAGAGACAAAACTTAAATTAGAGCATTCTTTGATATCGATTTCAAAATGGGAGCAACATTGGAGAAAACCGTACATTAATACGGTTGAAAAAACAAGAGAAGAAACTATTGACTATATCAAATGTATGACACTCACTCAGAATGTTGACCCGAATGCTTACCGATGCATCACAAATGCACATATAAAACAAGTCAATGAATACATCAATAACCCAATGACTGCAACTACTTTTTCAGACAAAAAGAAGTCAGGTCGTAGGGAAATAACAACCAACGAAGTTATTTACTATCAGATGATAGAGTTAGGTATTCCTGTTGAATTTGAAAAATGGCATTTGAATCGATTACTGACTCTGATCAAAGTTTGTACAAGTTATAGAGAACCACAAAAGAAGCGCAATAAAAAAGACATCATGAGAGACTACAAGGCAATTAATAAAGCAAATCGGGCTAAGTTCAAGTCCAAAGGATAACCATAAGGAGGTAATATTATGGGAATCTACAATATACACGGTGGACATTCACTTCAATGTAGAGGAGCATCAGGCTTTCTTGATGAGGTAAATGAAGACCGTAAAGTAAAGAATAAAGTAATTGAATTGCTCAGATCGGCAGGACATACCGTTTATGATTGTACCGATGACATTGGTAGAACTCAGGGACAGAATCTGAATAATATCAAGAATAAGTGTAATGTACATAATGTTGATCTTGATGTGTCAATTCATCTTAATTCTGGAAGAAACGACCCTAACGGAGATGGAAAGACCGGCGGGGTTGAAGTATGGAATTACAGTAATAAAACAGCTGCTATTTCGGATCGTATCTGTGCAAATATATCATCAGCACTTGGTATTACAAACCGTGGGACAAAATATACCCATGGTTATTTTATTCTCAACAATACTAAGGCACCTGCTATTTTAGTGGAATGTTGTTTTGTTGATGATAAGGATGATTACAGTCATTGGAATGCTGATAAATGTTCTGCAGCAATTGTGTCGGGAATCCTTAACGCTGCGGTTTCAGCAGGAACATCTAATCCAAAGACATCTGAGAAAACTCCAAAACCGACTACACCTGCAGCAAAACCTACAACATCTACAGCGAAGATCCATGTTGTCCATCAAGCGTTTGCCAAAGATAAAGGATGGCTGCCTGAAGTCATAGATTTTAACACCACTAACGGTAACGGTTATTCTGGATTATTTGGGCATCCACTGGTTGGATTCAGAGCCAAGACAAAAGGTGAAGCAAGCATAGCAGGTTATCTGAAATACCGTGCTCATAAGAAAGGCGGTCCTTGGTTCGGATGGCGTACTGATTATGACAAAGATTCAAGCGGTGACACATTTGCCGGAACATGTAAGAGTGAGATTGATGGACTTCAGTTTTATATTCAGGGAGTTTCTGGAAAGCATGTCCGATATCGTGTACATACATCAGAAGATGGATGGCTTGCATGGGTTACAGATTACGGAGAAGGATTGAACGGTTACGCAGGAATATTTGGACATGCTATTGATGCTGTTCAGATTGAGGTAGTGTAATGACTTATTATGAAGAGGATGAACGGATGCATTATGGCGTTCTCGGAATGAAATGGGGTCGTAGAAAGAATACATCGGTTAAATCAAAAAACAGTGAATAAAACTGCATTACAGAAAAAGCAGCAGAGAATAAACAGACTTAGAACTGCCGCAAGAGCAATTAATACCACCCTAGCAGTAGCCATTACAGTAAAATCTTTAATGAATATGCGTCAAGTCGATACAGGGAAAACCTATATAAATAACACGCTGAAGAAAACAGGTAAGAAGAAATATTCGGACATACATGACGACTGGACATAGGCTGATTATGCTTGGGATGAAGTGAATAGACATTAGGTAGGGAGGCGTGATCGATGATAGTAGTAACCAGATCAGACGAATACCTAAAACATCACGGTATTCTTGGTATGAAATGGGGAAAGAAGAACGGTCCTCCATATCCTATCGGTGCTTCTGATCATTCTCAATCAGAGAAGAAAGCTGGTTGGAGAAAGAGTCTTGACAAATCTGATTATGAGAATCAAAATGGAGATAAGAAGAAAGGGCTGTCCGATAAGCAGAAGAAAGCTATTAAAATCGGTGCTGCTGTAGCTGTAACAGCCTTGGCTACCTACGGAACATACAGGCTGGCGAAATCTGGTAAATTGGATCCGTATATCGCTTCTGGTAAAAGTAAACTTAATAAGTTGATGGAAAAGAAAGCCGGAGATACGAAGATTGGCGAGCAGAAAATTGGCGATATTTTAAAAGAATCAGCCAGTAAGACTACTGTCAAAGGTATTAAGAAATTGGCGAAACCAGAGAGCTTAGCCGATACTATTAAGAACGTAAATCCTAATAGAGGTAATAGTGCGTATGATAATAATTGCACATTGTGTTCAACAGGATCTATTTTGCGTCAAGTATTCGGTATGGATGTAACCGCAGGAAGTACTGGTCGTAAACCGCAAAACCTAGGCGGTATTGTTGAAGAATGTTTTGAAGGTGCTAAAGTAATCGATGGATCTGCTGTAAAATTTGGAAAATCCAAACAGGATGCCAGTGAAATGATCAGAAAACGTTTCGGAGATAATGCGTCAGGCGTCGTATCAGTAGAATGGAAACAAGGTGGAGGGCATGCTTTTAACTGGCGAATAAAAGACGGTAATGTGTCATTCTATGATGGACAAGGCAACAGAGACGATTCTGTAGTAAGCAAATATTGGCAAATGATAAATCAAAATGGAAGTCTGATATTAGCACGATTAGATAATGCGAAAGTTAAGGAAGAAGGTATACGTAAATGGTTTGAATTCGCTAAATAATTAGTGCCTTTTATGAAAGGAGGAGTTTGTGATGACTAACACCAAAAACAGCGATGGGGTTGTATTAAATGGCTTAGGTGTATTTACGCTGGATGATGTATTCAATGATCCAAACGGAATAGACTACGCTTTAATCGATAAAGAATATTATTATGTATTCCCCGATAAAGAGTCTGGTAGTTGTGGAGACTCGTTTTGGATGGTAAATCGAAATAACAGGTTAGTGTCAACTACATCTATAACCCAATTATTTGATACACCAGAAGTTCTTGAGCGATTAGATACGTTAAAGAAAATAACTCCAGAGGAATTAAGAAAAGCCCTATCATAAAGGTAGGACTCTTTCTTTTTTATTTTTCACGAGAGCGTGCTTTTGAAACCGATTGGGCAAATGACTTAAGATTGAAAGACCAGTGATGTTTTATAAAAATAACTGTACATTCTGTAGTATAGCATCATATTTACGAACAAAAGGATATGACGTAACCGCTAGAGACACAGGCGGAAAACAACAGATGTTGGGCGGTGTAGTAGAAAGTTGCTTTAAAGGAGCTAAAGTGATTGATGGTTCTGCTGTGAAATTTGGGAAATCTCCAAAAGATGCTTCGGAAATGCTGGTGAACAAATTCGGTAAGAATGCGTCTGGTGTTGTGTCTGTTCAGTGGAAGAAAAGTTCTCCGTTGAAAAAGGAGGAGAATATAAGGGAGTCTTGTATGCCAACATTATAGAAGACCCCCCATATTTTAACACGATATATACGGTAGATACAAAAACTCGTAAGGTATCATATTATGGTGACAAAATTGGCTATATGATCGATATTTATGATAACGCAACACCTGTTGATCCAGAGGAATTTAGAAAAAGAGTCTTGTAATAGAGGCTCTTTTCTTTATTTATGAAACTAATAATGACTAATTAATAGACCGGAGTAAAAGAAAAAGAAGCCGCTGGTTACGACTTCTTTAAGATGGTTATGCAGAGAAACGTTTAGCTATAAATTCTTTGCCGAGCTTAATGTATCGCGGTGTTAATTTCAAAATAGGTGTATTAGCATGTGTTTTTACAGTAGCTTTGGCTTTTGAATTAGTGTGTAATACATGATTTAAAGCAGCTGTTCCATAAACTCGCTTACCATTATCATTGACGTAGCCGTTTTTCTCGACCCATCGCATCCATTTATAATCGATCATAACATATCACCTCCGGTCTATTAATTAGTCATTATTAGTTTCATCATAATGCCTGCGATAATTTGGATAAGAGTATGTCGGGTATCTTGTCTGTTATCTTACCAATAACTTACACCCCATTCTTTCATATCCCCACTCTTATAAGTATGCACTTTGCTGTTTTACTTTCTTTATCAGCACTTTAACACATCGAGTGCTAAAAGTCAATACCTTCGCAATCAAAACACATCCTTTTATGAAAGGAAGGTATAATTATGATTAATAAATTATTTTTAGCAGGAGCAAAGAAAATGAATAGTAGCGTATCGCCGTTGTTGAGACTAAGTGATAAGTTATCGGAGCCAGCATACAGAAAAGCAACTATTAAGACGTTTAAGAATGGTAATAGACTTATTGATGCTGACATCCTAATGGCGAATCGAATGAAAATAACGGTATGCATGTACGCTGTAGGAAGCATAGCAGGTGTAATTGCAAAACGAATTGCTAATCATTAACACTTTCAAAATGAAAGGGCTTGAACATCACAGGCTCTTTCTTTTTTCTTCGCACAATAATCATGCACTCTTATGAGAAAATATTATTCAATTACGAGAGGAGCAATTATTATGTTTAAGAAAAATGAAAAAATCGAAATTGTTGACTTTGAAAAAGAAGCAAAAAGACGTGAGCGGAAAGAAAAATTCCAGAACAAAGTCGATAGTGCTATGAATTGGATACATAATAACAAAGAGATAGTTATGCTTGTTGGTCCAACTTTAATCAGTGGAGCAGCGTTTGGAGTGAAAACGATTAGCAAACAGATGAAGTTGAACAAAGAGAAAGATTTAAAAGATTTGTATTGTTACGATCGTTCATTAGGACATTATTGGAAATTGCGTAGAGAATTAACAAATTCCGAATGGGTCGAGATTGATCAAAGAAAACAAAACGGAGAACGTTTAGCAGACATTTTAGATGAACTTAAAGTATTGAAGTGATTCAGAAATTAAGAATTAGGAACTGTGAGAAAATCATGGTTCCTTTTTTTTTTGCACATTTTTAGAGGTGACTTATATGAGTAGTGCTATCAATTTCAAGCAAAAAGGCGACTTTTCAAAGTTAAATCGATATTTCGAACGCCTGAAAGAAACAGTGAATATCGGTCTTCTTGACAAGTATGGTAAAGCTGGTGTCGACGCTCTAAGTTCAGCCACCCCTAAGGATACGGGCAAAACAGCCGCATCATGGCATTACGAGATAAAACGTCAAAATGGATCTGTTTCACTTGAGTTTTATAACTCAAATGTGAACAAAGGTGTTCCAATAGCAATCATCTTACAGTACGGACACGGTACCGGCACAGGAGGTTGGGTCGAGGGTATTGATTATATCAACCCTGCGATTCAGCCTCTTTTTAAACAATTAGCAGATGACGCTTGGAAGGAGGTTACAAAGCTATGAGTAAAACAGTAGATGAAAAAGTTGTCGAAATGCGATTTGATAATGCTCAGTTCGAACGGAATGTCACCACATCCATGGGGACGTTAGACAAACTGAAGAAAGCTCTGAACTTCAAAGATTCTTCTAAAAGTCTTGAAACAGTTAGTGCAGCAGCTAAGAAAGTAGACATGTCAGGTCTGTATAATGGTGTTGAAACAGTTCGCATGAAATTCTCTGCTTTAGAAGTTATGGCCGTCACTGCATTAGCCAATATTACGAATTCAGCTGTAAATGCTGGTAAACGTATGATATCAGCTCTGACCATCCAGCCTGTAAAAGATGGATTTGCTGAGTACGAAACTCAGATGAATGCAGTACAAACAATCCTTGCCAATACCCAAAAAGAAGGTACTAATGTCAAAATGGTAAATGCTGCACTTGATGATTTGAACCATTATGCTGATAAAACCATTTATAACTTTACAGAAATGACTCGAAACATCGGTACGTTTACCGCAGCAGGCGTAAAACTTGGTACTTCAGTGTCTTCTATTAAGGGTATTGCAAACCTTGCTGCTGTGTCAGGCTCAAATTCTCAGCAAGCATCCACCGCAATGTACCAGCTATCTCAGGCGATCGCAGCCGGTACAGTTAAACTTATGGACTGGAACTCAGTTGTAAATGCCGGTATGGGAGGACAGGTATTTCAGGATGCTTTGATAAGGACATCTGAGCACTTACAGACTGGAGCAAAAGCAGCGATAGCAGCAAAAGGAACGTTCCGAGAATCGTTACAGACAGGATGGCTTACCACAGAAGTACTTACTCAGACACTTGATCAATTTTCAACAGCAGCTGATACACAAGAAGAATATGAAGCCGCTGTCAAAAAATTTGTGGATCAGGGGTATTCGAAAGAAGAAGCAAAACAGATGGCTGATATGGCCAAGACCGCCGGCGATGCAGCTACAAAGGTCAAAACATTCAGTCAGTTGATTGATACTCTGAAGGAACCACTTGGCTCAGGTTGGGCAGAGACGTGGCGAACTGTTATTGGAGATTTCGAAGAAGCTCGTGAATTATGGACCTCTGTAAGTAATATACTGAGCGATGCTATAAATAAATCGTCCGATGCTCGAAATGCCATTGTAAAAGAATGGGCTGATCTAGGTGGAAGAACCGCCATGATCGATTCATTTCGAAACGCTTTTAATGCATTACTATCAGTTACAACACCCATAAAAGAAGCATTTAATTATGTATTTCCACCTGCAACAGCTAAACAGCTTTTAAAGATTACCGAAAACGTCCGTAATTTGACAGCCAAAATGCGACTCTCAGATTCAGCAGCAGCTAAACTAGAGAAAACCTTTGAAGGTCTCTTTTCAATAGTCTCTATTGGTACGAAAATTATCGGTGGAATTGGGAGTGCTATATTAAAACTTGCAACTTCAAAAGGTGTATCTAGTTTGGCTAGTCATTTACTTAATTTAGGAGCGGCTATAGGTGAAGTAATATCAAAAATGAATGAATCAATCAAAATGGATTCAATAGCAAATGGATTAGGTAAAGGGATTGATTTCATATCAGGTCTGTTAGTTTCTTTTCTAAACATCATTGACAATGTCTCGGATGATCTGAATAAGAAGTTTAAGATTGATGGTTTTCTTGGAGTACTTGATACACTTAGCAATGCTGTATCAAAGACCTTTTCTTATATAACTGACAACCTTTCGCACTTCCACTCTATATTCACAACCATAGGAAGTGTTGTATCTAAAGGGATAGCCCTAATCGGTGAATATATTAGCAAAGGTATTAGCTGGATTCACGATAATATTTCATTCGGTGATGTATTTACCGGTCTTGTTGGTGGTGGATTATTTGTGACCGCTACGAAAATAATCAGTTTAATTGATTTGATTAAAGATAAAATAAATTCTTTGTTTGGCAAAAAAGATGACAATAAACTGACTCAGATAATAGATAAATTCGGAAGTGCTTTGGACTCATTACACGACTCACTTCAAACATTTACAACTGGTATTAAAGCGACCTCGCTACTGGCTATAGCTATAGCTATTGGTATTTTAGCTGGATCGATGGATACATTATCGAAATTGAGCGTAGAAGATATCGGTAAATCGCTGTTTGCTATAGCATCATTATTTTCAATGCTTACTTTATCTTTTAAATCACTAAATAAGACATTAAGTAAATACAACACAAAAGGACTGATTAAAGCCGCCGGTTCGATTTTAATTTTAGCAGAAGCTTTAAAAGTGTTATCCAAAGCGATAGTCACCCTTTCAGGACTATCATGGGGAGGAATCGCAAAAGGACTCACTGGCGTTGGTGGGGGACTTATTGAATTATGTTCAGGCATTAAAGCTATAAATGGAGTCAAAATTCCACTGTCAACAAGTTTGGCATTATTAGCTTTAGCAGAAAGTTGCAAAATGCTTGGTGATGCTATGAGCAAGTTTGGTAAATTATCATGGGGCGAGATTGCTCATGGACTGATCGGCATGGGTGGGGCACTTGGTGAATTTGTTGCAGTATTAAAAGGTCTTAATAAAGTCAGCGGAATGCACTCTATTTTTAGCGGTGGTTCATTATTGATAGCAGTACAGTCTTTGAGTACACTTGCTTCTGGATTATCTAAATTTGGTCAAATGGATTCCGATAGTATAAAAAGAGGCCTTGCCGGTATGGGTGGTTCTTTAGCTGAGTTGGCTACAGTGCTTTCTGCGATTGGAAAAATAGCAGGATTTTCCAGTCTATTTGCTGCGGGATCAATACTTGCCGTAACACAAGGACTTGATGATATTGCCAATGCACTTTTTAAATTCGGCATTATGTCCTGGGATGCTATCAAACAAGGGCTTGTAGGAATGGGTGGAGCCTTAGCTGAGGTAGGAACTGTTATAACCGCAGTCAGTAAGTTAGCAGGATTTTCTAGTCTATTTGCTGCAGGATCAATACTTGCTGTGACACAAGGACTCGATGATATTGCTAATGCATTCGGCAATTTCGGCTCTATGTCCTGGGATGAAATAGCACGAGGTCTCGTAGGAATGGGTGGTGCCTTAGCGGAGGTAGGAACTGTTATAACCGCAGTCAGTAAGTTAGCAGGATTTTCCAGTCTATTTGGTTCTGGTTCTGTTCTGATTGTTATTCAGGGCCTTGGCGATTTATCTAATGCATTCGGAAATTTTGGTTCTATGTCTTGGGATGAAATAGCACAAGGTCTTGTAGGAATGGGTGGTGCCTTAGCTGAAGTAGCTACTATATCAGGAGTACTTGGTACATTAGCTGGGTTATCAGGTCTTTTAGGTTCAGGTAGTATTCTTTTAGGAGTACAAAGTCTTGACGATTTATATAATGCATTCGGCAATTTTGGCTCTATGTCCTGGGATGAAATAGCCCAAGGTCTCGTAGGAATGGGTGGTGCCTTAGCCGAGGTGGCTACTATATCAGGAGTACTTGGTACTCTTGGTGGTTTCGCGTCTATCATAGGAGGCGGATCCATACTCATAGCAGTACAAGGATTAGGCGATTTAGCTGATGCATTAAAAAAATTTGGCTCTATGTCCTGGGATGAAATAGAAATAGGTCTAACAGCGATGGGCGAGGCCCTTGGCGAAATAGCTGTAGGTGGATTAGCTAATACCTTATCTATATTTGGATCATTATCAATAGCAGCGGTCGCAGAACCTTTAGGTGTACTTGCTGAATCGATTAAGAAGTGGGCTGGAGTTTCTGTGCCTGAAGGATTAGAGGGAGAATTATCCTCATTGGCTTCTGGAATTACAAGTTTCACGTTTGGCGGACTTGGAGCGTCTGCTATAAGTGAATCAGCACCAGCTATCGGCGTCATGGCTGATTCGATTAAGAAATGGTCTGGTGTAACAGTACCAGATAACATCGAACAGGGGTTAACTCAGATAGCCAATGGTGTTAAAGCTTTTACCTTAGCTTTTGTTGGAGGAGCCACAATTGACAGCATTGTCGGTCCACTTGGTAAACTTTCTTCAGCTATTAAAAAATGGAATGATGTGAGTGTTCCAGAGGGGATTGACAAAGGACTCAAACGCATATCTGGAGGTATTAAATCGTTTAGTACCGCTTTTGTAGGTGGGTGGACTTTATCTGCTGTAACAGGTCCTATTGGAGATTTAGCTAATGCTATTAAAAAGTGGAACTACATAAGTATTCCAGAGGGAATTGAGAACCAGATAGGTTCTTTAGCCAAGGGTGTTAAAAATTTTGAAAATATTGGTGATATTTCTAATGCTACAAATAATGTCAGTGGTATAGTCAATGCTATTTATAAAATAAACGAATTACAATTCGAAACAATTAGCTCCGGGTTATCTACATTATCGACATCTATTCAAACGTTTGCTTCGAATACATCGTCATTGACTGGAATAGGTACTACTTTAACCGATAATTTTATAATTCCTATCCAGAACGCCTCACTTATATTACCGAATGCTGTGCATACAATGGTTAATAGTGTCACCGGAATATTGACGAGTAGTAGCTCCCAGTTCCAAGCAGCAGGAGAACAAGCCACAAATAATTTTGTTAATGCTTTCCAAACAGCTGGACCAAGAGTATCAATAGCAATGACTTCTATGATGACATCTATGTCATCAACTGTAGCAAGCCAAAGTTATGCGATCGTATCAGCTTTTGATACCATGATGACATCAGTAGTATCAGCTATCACTAGCAGACAAGCATATTTTTCATCAGCTGGCTCGTCAATGATGATTAGTATGAGCCTTGGAGTTTCTTCTGGGGCTGCACTGGTTATTTCTTCTGTAAACTCAGCAATGGGCAGCATCGCTACATCAGTGCAGACAAAATCGGGGGCTTTCTCTGGTGCCGGACGTAAACTTATGAACAGTCTTCGTACTGGAATCAATAGCGGCACATCAGGTGTTTTATCACAGCTTAACACGATTATGACTAATATGCGTACAACGATCATATCGCGTGGATCGGTATTCATGTCCGCCGGGGTTCAACTTATGAACTCGTTATCGAGAGGTATAAGTAGTGGTGGGTCAAAAATAAGTTCTGCACTCGCAAGTTCTTTGAGAGGCTGTTCTACCACTATCCGAAGTTACTATTCTTCATTTGAAACTGCAGGGTCATATCTTGGCTCAGGACTGGTGTCAGGAATTAATTCAAAACTCAGTGCTGTATATAAAGCTGGATACCGTTTGGGAGAAAAAGCAGTAGCTGGAGAAAAAGCAGGTCAGCAGTCAGCATCACCGTCAAAACTTACTCGTAAGGCAGGTAGATGGCTGGGCGAAGGTCTCATTATTGGTATGAAAGAAATGTCCACAGCAGTGTACAGTTCCGGTAAATCAATGGGAAGATCTGCAAGCGACAGCATAACAGAAGCACTGAGCAGTATCAGCAATATTGACGATTGGAATGTTGACACAGACCCGTCTATTACGATCCATCCTGTATTTGATATGTCTAATATCGATTCTGGATTAAGTTACATAGATAGTGCTCTGAGTGGAACAAAAGCAGTCCAGTTATCGTCGTCAGTAGCTGCTATAACTCCAGTTTCAAGCTTAACAAATCAAAATGGATCCAATCAGGATGTGGTAAATGCCATCAATAAACTCAGAAAAGATATTGGATCCAAAACAGGAAATACATACAACCTTGGCGGAATCACGTATGATGACGGCAGCAATGTAGCAGATGCTGTTCAGTCTCTTGTGCGAGCAGCAAAAATTGAGGGGAGGAAATAAGTCATGGCCGTAACAACATATACAGTAAAACGAGGTGACAATCTTACAAAAATTGCACGAGCTTATTCAGCTAGTATTGCTGGCAATACTCTGAGTGCCAAGATAAATACACTTGTATCACTCAATGGTATTAAAAATAAAAACCTCATATATGTTGGGCAGGTACTTAAATTATCTGGTGGATCAGCAAGCTCTTCGGTGAGTACTGGGTCCACCAGTTCTTCTTATGCAAAGCCAGCGACACCACAAACCAAACCGGTTGTAGATGTTGTAGCACTTCAAGCTGATAATAACGGTAGTAGTAAGAACCGTGCTGTGTATGCGTCATGGACGTTTAATCGAGCACACACTAAAAATTTCACTTACCGTTGGTATGAATACAGGAATGGAAAATGGATCGTTGGTAACGATGGGAGTACTACAAGTTTTCAGCCTACGTATTGCTACAGCGAATACAGTGCAAATAGTTCTGCAACTAAGGTGCGATTTGAAGTAAAACCAAATCCTGATACGTACAAAAGCAACAACGCTGATGTTCCATATTGGACGGGGGAGCAATGGTCTGTTCAGAAAGAATATGATTTCAATAATAACCCTCCGTTATCACCTGGAACTCCTACAGTCGAAATTGATGATCTAAAACTTACAATAAGTCTGTCCAATATTGATGCTAAAGAGTTAGATGCGGTCAGTGTCAAATTTAATATTGTAAAAGACAATTCGGCAAGTATACACACATCCAGTCCAGTTGCGATAAATACCGAATCGAACTACGTGTCCTATCAGTATGAGGTGGAAGCTGGCTCAATATACACAGTACGAGCTTGTTCGGTCAATGCAAAAGGCACAGTAAGTGGTTGGTCTGACTTTTCAAGTGCGGTTGGTACTAAGCCTGTTGCTCCGTCAGGTATAACTGTATATAGAAGAAATAAGCGAACCGACGGTAGTATTTCTGCATACCTTGAGTGGAACACAGTTTCAAATGCTACGAAGTACGCAATCGAATATACAACCGTCAAAGGGGATTTCGATAACAACTCAGGTAACATAAAAACAGTCGAAACGAGTGACAGCAAAAATTCTATAGAGATTATAGACATTGAAAGCGGTAATGATTATTTCTTCCGAGTTAAGGCTGTGAATAATTATGGGGAATCTGATCCGACAGACATAGTAACAATACCGATCGGTACTCCTCCAGCAGCTCCAACAACGTGGTCGTCTAACAGCTCAGCATTTGTTGGCGAAACTATGGAACTGAACTGGGTACATAATCCGACAGATAATTCCAGACAATCTTATGCTGAAGTAAGTCTGAAAATCGATGAAGATGACTGGTTCTCGTATATATTTCAAAATACTACGAACGATACTACCGATGAGAGAACTGACACAGAGGAATTTACATACGGTACAGCTATATCGTATAAAGGGCAACTTCGAGTATCATTAGATACTAGCAATGCGAAGTTAAAGAACTCTAAAATTCAGTGGAAAGTTAGAACTGCCGGTGTTACAGACGAATTCAGTAATACGGCATGGTCTGTAGAGAGAACCATTTATATTTATGAGAAACCTACTGTAGTACTTTCAGTAACGAATGACCTTGCAGGCAGTGGCGATATCATCACAACTCTTACAGGATTTCCATTTTATGTAAGGACATATCCGTCATTGTCATCATACAAGTATCAGAAAGCTGTAGGATATCATTTACAAATAATCTCTAATGGAACTTACGAAACCGTAGACGACACTGGGAAGAGCAAAGTTGTAAATAGTGGGGATGCCGTATATTCTAAGTATTTCGATACGTCTGAAACACTTGTTGTAGAAATGTCTGCCAATAATATTGATCTGGAATCAGGTTTTGAATATACAATTCGATGTACTGTGAACATGAATAATGGACTGACAGTAGAACAGGAACATTCGTTTGTCGTAGACTGGACTGATGTAAGTTATAAAATCGATGCAGATATTTCAGTAGATACAGATACATACACAGCATTGATAAGTCCATACTGTATTGATGAGGACGGTATATTGATCGAAAATTTGACATTAGCAGTATATCGTAGAGAATACGATGGAACTTATACTGCAATCGCAACAGGGATTCCTAACACTAAAACAGCAGTTACCGACCCTCATCCGGCACTTGATTATGCTCGGTATAGATTGGTAGCAAAAGATACAATAACGGGTGCTATAAGTTTCTACGATCTACCAGGATATGAAGTAGGCGGTATTTCAGTTATTATTCAATGGAATGAACCATGGAGTGCTTTTGAAGTATCTGATACTCTCGAAATGGATGTACCTAAGGGCTCTGGTTCTATACTTATGTTACCTTATGATATTGATGAGGACGAGTCCAGACACACAGAGAGTAAACTTGTGGAATATGCCGGTCGGAAACATCCAGTGAGCTATTACGGCACACAATTAGGTGAAACTGCTACCACGAATATGGATATTGATAAGGAAGATAAAGAAACAATATACGCATTACGTCGATTGTCTTTATGGGACAATGATGCATATATTCGAACACCGTCAGGATTGGGCTATTGGGCTAATGTCACTGTCTCATTTAGTTCTAAGCATAATGAACTGACCATACCTGTTACATTATCTATAACCAGAGTGGAAGGAGGAATATAGTATGCCTGACTGGACTAAATCAATGAAACAATCTTTTGAGTATTATACTGTTGATCCAACTTCTCTGGCTGATATAAATAAGATTGGTACTATAACAAGTGCATCTTTTGATCGAGACAGTACTGCAGAAACATTGGGTTCAGCTACAATAGATGCTATCGAGTCTACTGGAGAAACGTACATTCGATGTTACCTTAATACACTTCAAAAGGGAATTGCTGAGAAGTTTCCAATAGGCTTGGTGTTATGCCAGACACCCAAAACCTCCTTTGATGGAATAGTGAGAAATGTATCTATGGATTGCTATACACCACTTATTGAATTAAAAGAGAAGAAACCACCTCTCGGATACACAATAAGAAAAGGTTCAAATATTATGGATGCCGCATACAGGATAATTTCCGAAAACGCAAGAGTTCCAGTAAACAAAGTAGAACATACATATGAAAAGAACAGTGATGGAACACTGAATGACACATCCCCTACATTATATACTGATTTTGTAGCAAATACTGATGATACTTGGTTGAGTTTTATTATAGATCTCATATCCAATGCCAAGTACGAACTCGAACTGGG